CGCTGGTCGCGGCCGTGTGGAAGTCGTTGCAATGATGGACAACGCCAACGAACGAAAGCGCGCGTTGGCGCTCCCGAACGCGCGCTCGTTTCCAGACCTGTTGCGCAGATCCCAGTATTGCCGTGAGCTTTGGCGCTACTGGGAGCAGCCGGTTAATCCCAACGCGCGGCGGTTCCGCGAAACCGACCTACACATCATCGGAGGGTATGCGTTCACTAAAATGAGCGTGATCCTGAAGGGCGGAAAAACGGAGACGACGGTGCTGATGCTCGACGGCAAGAGCATTAAACCCCGGACAGCGCTCCTGATGCTGTACGAAAAAACTTTATCGGAAATTTCCGAAGGAGAAAATGATGGCAACGATTGAGATGGGTCTGCAGGTCGACCTCACCAGCAGCGAGCGCTTCAACTACGACGTGGTCGAGTGGATCGATAAGGAAGGCAACCACGGCTTCGAGGTGTTCGACCAGGGCGAGGGTAAGGCTTTCGCGCAGCAGATGCTCGACAAGGCGCAGCGTGTGATGATGTACCTCGCAATGGACGACACCGGCAGCAACACCGGAGACGTCGCTGCGTACGTGCGCGACAATCCGCAGCTGGAGGCGTGACATGCCCATGACCAACGCTGGCATGTCGAAGTTCGTCGAGGAAGTCGGCGAAGCGCTGCAGGTCATCGGCAAAGCCCTCGGTGTAGGTGGAGTGCATAACCCGCACTGGCAGGGCGACCTCGTGCAGCCGCTGCAGCTCGAACTGGGTGATGTGTTGGCAGCCGTCGCGTTCATGACCGAGAAGAACAATCTCGATCAGGAGGCGATCGTGTTTCAGGCGCAGCTTAAGCTCGCGCAGTTCCACGAGTTCGATGCAGAAACAGACATGCCCACGTAACTGAGGTAAATCGGAAATCTCCGAAGGAGAAACAAAATGCCTAACAAGCTGAAATACAGCATCGAGAAAGGGCTCTACGTGAGTAAGAGCCACCTCGACCCCGAAGTCCGTCGCTACATGTCCTACGTCAGCTCGCGCAAGAAGCCTCGGTGGTTCTATAGCGGCGACGTGAGCCTCGAAAACGGCGGATACTTCTACAACCTCGATAACTGGCCGAACTACGTGGACGCGTGGCGCGTCACGCCCTGCAGCGACGCGGACGGCCCCGACAACCTGTTCTGGATCGAGGAACTGACCGTCAACGTCGACGAGAAGCTCGGCGACACGCGAGTGCGCAACGCGTTCGCAGCGTGCGGCTGGCAAGACGAGAAATTCAGCCGCAGAGAGTTGCGTCATCGCATCGTCCATGCGTTCGTTGTTTACGGCTACTACGATCAGACGCAGAGCAAGGCGCTAATGGTCGGCACGAAGCCCGACGAATTTTGGGGTGGCGCGGCGCACTTCGAGATACCTGAAATTGAAATCACCCTGCGCAGCGGCACCGACCTGAAGAAGTGGCTGCGCAAACGCCTTAATGGAGGATTGGTGTGACCAAGCAGAAAGACCACTACCGCGAACTACTCGCGCGGCGTAAAAAGATCGACGCGGAAATCGAGATCGCAAAGCGCCACGCTGCGAAAGACGCAATCGCTACATGCAAAGCGCTGATCGAGGAGTTCGAGTTGACCACCGTCGACCTCGGCTTCGTGAAAGCACAGCAGGTGCCCGCGAAGAAGATCAAGCAGAGCGACAAGACGTTCGCGGTGAAGAAGCCCAAGAGCGTGAGCCCACCGAAGTATGTGGACCCGAACACAGGCAAGACGTGGAGTGGCCGGGGGCATCAACCGGGCTGGATCGTCGGTAATCGCGACGACTACCTGATCAAGACGGATGAGAAGCCTGCGACGAAGCGGGTGACTCAGAACAACAAGGCTGAGATGTAACTGATCGGAAATTTCCGAAGGAGAGCAACATGGCTGACGTAACGAACCAGAACAACACGATCACCCGCGCCGAAGTACTCATGGCAATCGCCTACTACGCTGGCGAGCTGAAAGAGAGCCCCGCAGACTTCTACGACATGGACGAGCTGACGAATCTGCGCGGCGTGCTCGAAGAAGCCGACAGTGCAACGGGCCGCCGCGCGGACTGGCACCTGATTCGTGACGACCACTTTCCGGAGTGGGCAGAGGATTATGCGGGCGATATGGGTCCGACCAGCGGCTGGCCGTATGACTGCATCGACTGGACCAAGGCGGCTGACGCGCTGAAGCAGGACTACAAGCGGGTCGACTACGACGGCGCGACGTATTGGGTGCGTGCCTAAACCAACCTGATCGGAAATTTCCGAAGGAGAGCATCATGAGTAAGCGCTACGAAGCGTACGAGAACATCCCTCACGGGTGGGAGGTCAAGGACACGCAGGCCACCCCACAGCGCACATTCGTTGTGGGGTTGAACGCGGAGCAGGCGAAGGTCGTCTGTCGCGAGTTGAACCCGGCCCCCACGCAGAAGCGCCCCGTCTACGAGATGCTGTTCAGCGCACTGTCGGCGTGGGACAACTGCAAGCGCGGCGGGAACGATCGTCGCAGCATGGAGCAGGCGTGGGATCTCTACATCGACGACATGGTGAAGAACCACCTGCCCAGCGGTAGCGGCGTTGATAACGGCACGAAGCTCGACCGCATCACGTCACTGCGCCGCGACATGCTCGTGTTCGATTGCGCCTACCACCACATGGACGACCACGGCATGTACGTCGGCTGGGAGGACTACACGATCTTCGTGAAGCCCTCGTTCATCGGCAAGATCGAGATCAGCCGCGTAACCGGCCGCGACCGGAACATGACGAAGGAGTACCTGGCTGACATCTATCGAATCGCGCTGCTGGAGGAGATCGAGCAGCCGAACCTGAAGGAGTACATGTGATGGCATTCCTCGATCTGAGCGGGACTGAGTGCAGCATTCTGCAGGAAGCGCTGGAGACTATGGTCGAGCGGTTAGAGCCTAGGCTCGGCGCGGGCGTGCCTGCCGTTGATCAACTGCTTTCTCGCATTAAGGAAGCGTGCAGCGACGAGCCGGCTGACCCCAACACGCCTGCCTGGCAGCGCGGAAGCGGCGAATGCCCACTGCTCGTGGTCCGCGGCACCATATCTGACGGTTACCAGTTCTACGGGCCGTTCGATAACGAGTCACAGGTCCGTGCGTTTGCAGACCGGCTCGGATTCAACGTTGACTCGTACGAGGTAAAGATCCTCGACATCCCGACGCATTAACCAGCAGCACTTTTCGGAAACTTCCGAACGGAGAGCATCATGAGCACAACAACACGCCGCGTCTACGTGGCATGCCTCGCGTCGTATAACAACGGCGTTCTGCATGGCACGTGGATCGAGACTGAAGGCATGGACGCGGACGATCTGTCGAATGAGATCCGCGACAAGGTGTTTCTCACTAGCAAGTTTCCGAACGTCATGATCGATTGCCCGGACTGCGAAGGCGAGGGCAGCGTCGAGCTGAGTGACGAGAGCGCCGCTGTAGCGTGCTCTCGCTGCAAAGGTGAAGGCAAGCTTCCGGCCTCCGAAGAGTACGCGATCCACGACCATGAAGGTTTCCCTAGCGGACTGATCGGCGAGTACATCTCGATGTCCGAGATCGCTGATCTCGAAGAAAAGCTCGGAGACCTGAACGACGACGATGAGATCGAAGCGTTCATGATCTACGTCAACGACATGCAGAGCGGCGACATCAAGGACGTGACGGTCGAGAAGTTTCGCGAGGCATATATCGGCTACTACGACAGCCCAGCAAAGTTCGCCGAAGAGTGGGCGTTGGAGACTGGTTCGATCGAATCAGACAACCCGTTCTTCAGTTACATCGACTGGGAGCGCTACTGGGACGGAGAGCTGCGACATGGTCACTCCGAGTCCGGTGGTCACTTTTTCCGCGACTTGTGAGGTAATGATGAGATATGGACCCTACGCAGACGCCAACGCAGCGTTTGACGGGGCCGTCGTCGAACTGGGCTATGTGCGCCGCGGCTACCCTACGTGGCGCGCTGGACAGGAGGCTGCGGCCGGAACCGACGACCTGATCAACAGCTTCGCCGCGCAGTTCGGCGTTGTGCTGGAGCAACACGATCAGGCGTGGTTCTGGACCGTGCCCGACGAAGCAAAGACCCTGGCATAATTTCAATTCGTTCGTTGAACGAAGCAGTCCCACCTCGAAGGAGAACTTGAATGGCACTCGCAGAAAAGAAATACCGGATTCGCGCGACGCTGAAGACCGGAAAATATCAGGTCAACGAAGGCGCGAGCCTGGAGAACCTGAAGAAGAAAGCGGCCGAGCTGGAAAAGAAGGGCGCTTACGGCTACATCGAGCACACGGTCAACCACCGCGTGATGTTCAACTTCGGCAAGTCGGAGGTGAGCCATGCTTCGAGCGCTTCGTGATCTCGGCATCGTCTGGGGAATCGTCGGCGACACGCCGATACTGAGAGCGGAGCGCGAACTGCACCGCACCGACATGCAGCTGCTCGAAGCCGAAGGGATGGCCGAGGAGTTCTGCGCGAAAGCCACACTACTGCGGGGCCGTATCCGCCGTCTGGAGGGCCGCGAGAGTGACGGCGACCTGCTGGACAGCCGGGTGAAGCGCGGGGCCGCCAGAGCGCGTCTGGAGCTGCTGGAGGTGGAAGCTCAGGCCGAGGAGATGTGCGCCAAGGTCAAGATGCTGCGTGACCGTCTGGAGCGTCTGCGGCCACTCGCGTATCAGGGCGCCGCGCCCGCGCCATCCGTGAAGGTCAGCCTGAGCGATCTGGATCACATCGCTCAGGTTCTGCGGTCCGACTCGCCGCGCGCGGCGTAAGCAATAGCGGCCCCGAGCGGGGCCGCCCACTTATCGGAAATTTCCGAAGGAGTTTCAAAATGGCACACACCAACGCACAGATCCGCCACCTGTTCGCACAGCAGAATCCTGAGTCGGACGCGAGCAGCGGAGGCAGAAACGGAGAAGGCACGTTCTGGTTCGTCGGCAACCGTCTCTACAGCTACCAGACGCCGATCGCGAAGTGGCACCGCATCAGTAGGGGCCGCTCTGTCGTGCTGATCACGAACGATGGCTACTCGGTCGCGACGAAGACCAAGCAGCTGAGCGGCCTCAGTGACGCGCTGATGCCGAACATGTACCTGCGCGTGCCCTACATCGGCGAGAACGGCGGCAAGGCGCCCTCAGCGTACTCTGCACAGGAGATGCACGAGGGCAACCTCAAGTACCTGGTCGAGCGGTACGAGGAGGCCAAGGCGCGGCAGGCCCGCAACCGCGGCGAGCCGTCGATCAGCGAGATGGCTGATACCGCGGACACCGTCAGTAAATACTGCGACTGGTTCGATCTGAAGGCGCCGCGGCTGTCGGTGGACGTGGACTTCATCGAGATCAAGCGGGCGTGGGAAAACCGCAACACGCCGGAAATGAAGGCCAGGCGCAAGGCCGAGAAGGAGAAGCGCGACGGCGAGCGGGCAAAGGCTGATGAGCAGCGCCGGCGTGAGCTTGCCGAGGTCGCTGACGAGTGGCGCCGCGGCGAGCGCACGCACTTCAGCTCATCCACGATGTGGCCGGTCATGTTCCGCATGAAGGGCGACGACACGGTCCAGACCTCGCTCGGCGCCGAAGTTCCGCTGAAGCACGCCGTACGAGTGTTCCAGTTCGTGAAGTGGGTTCGCATGAGTGGCGCGCGCTGGCAGAAGAACGGCCACCGCGTCCCGGTCGGCCACTTCCAGGTCGACGAGATCGAGCCGAACGGCGACTTCCGCGCAGGCTGCCACAACATCACGTGGGCCGAGATCGAGCGCTTCGCTCGCGAGATCGGTGTCTACGAGGAAGCGGCAAGCACTGCCGCTGAAATTCACACAGCAGAATAAGGCTGTTTGACAAACTAGTAATTCCCAATTAATCTGGAGTTTTTATGACGACCTCGCACCCCGAAATTGCGACGTTTCAGATCGCCCTGTCGCTCTCACGAGGGCACATCGAGGTGCTGAAAGCGATCGGCGAGCAAGGCCCGGCGCGCGCCAAGGAAGTACTGATGCCCGAGGCGCGGCGCGGGGCGCCGGCGAGCGGCAACATGGTCTTTGTCTACGGCGCGTTCAAGGCGCTGCGACGTATGGGCCTGACGCGCGCCACGACCGAGCATCGGCGCAACGACTGGTGTCTGACGACGGTCGGCGTGCAGGTGTACGAGCAGCTGTTTAACGCGACACCAAAACTGGAAGAAAGCGAGGGGCCATGAAATACATTGTCGTTCTGATCGAAGGGAAGGAAGCCATCTTCGTGTTCCCGAAGTGCATCGACCATGACCGGTTCCATGAGTCACTGGCTGCGATCCGCTTCGGCCCTGAGCGGGACTGGAGACGCCACGTGCTCGGCTGCCCGAGCGAACTGGTGTCTGCCGGATTCGTCGACGGAGGCAGGTGTCACGGCCGCAGCGAGACGCTGAGGAAGGAGTCGCGCGGTGCGGTCGATACGGCGTTGCTGGGAGGTGCAGCGTGAGCCTGTACCAATGCGAGCACTGCGGCTGCCGCGAAAACACAGCGCCCGGCATGCAGCCCAAGACGCCGACTGAGTGGTTCGACTGGACCGGAATCGAAAGTCGCAAAGGCAAGCATCTGTGCAGCGTGTGTGCGCCAACGAAGTACAGCGATGGCACGCCGACAGAGTACGGCAAGTGGCATGGCAGGTTCGAGCGCGTGTTCCTGCCGAAGGGCGAGTTCAGAACGAACAGGCAGGGCAACCTCGAACACACCGCAACTGGACGAACGGACATCCGCGAGTTCCGGCTCGACGCTCCAGAGGAGCCGCCAGAACGCTGCCCTTTCTGCGGCGCTACGGTCGTATCACCCTGCGATGAGCCGCCGGTCGACACGTGCGAAAAGGCGCTCAACGCTACTTACAACAAACGGGGAAGCACATGAGAACGATCTGGAAGTTTGAGTTCGATATAGCCGACGCGGTGACGATCATGATGCCACGCAACGCCGACGTCATCAGCGCCGCTCAGGTGCAAGCAACCGGAGCGAGAGCTGCGATATGGGCACTCGTCGAGGACACGGCTGAGAAGGAACCGCGCGTCATCCGCGTGGTCGGCACTGGACACCCTGCGCCGGCTGCAGTCGGCCCCAGCGACCTGATCGCGACCATCGTGATGTCGGGCAGCTACACAGGGCTAGTTTTTCACGTGTTCGCCGACCCGTTGGACCGTGGCGTCATGACCAAAGAGATGCCCGCGCAGCACCGCGCGATCACCAGGGCTAAGGTGCTCGCCAACGATTAAATAGGGGTCCGAACAGGTGTCCGGACCAGCCCAAATTTTTTCGGAAATTTCCGAAGGGACCGCATCATGAGACGAAACAAGCCACTCGCCGCGCACTGGCGCGAGATCCTCGAACAGCGCGGCGACGTCGAGCACCCCAAGTTTCCCATCGACTGGTGGAAGGACGAGGTGGCGGCAGGAGATACGCGGCTCGGCTACGCCCACACCGTAGCGCAGCGCATGTTCGTGGAGCACGTGAAGACGCCGCTGCCGGCCGCGCTCGTGCAGTTCAAGCCGAAGGGCAAGTGGAAGGGCGCGGCGAAGGAGGCGATCGTGAAGTCGTTCACCGACAACCACGTGCAGTACGACGCCAACCCGCGAGGCATGCTCTGGTTCGTGATGGCGTACTGCTTCGAGAACCTGATCCCGTTCGTGCTCCTGAAGATGGGCAACGAGTACGCGGTGGCGGAAGACTCGAAGGCGCTGCGCGAGGAGTTGAAGGGCGCGGATGCGACGCTGCTGTACGAGAGCGACGCGACGGTGGTCCCACGCTACACGGACCTGTGACCATGCCGAACTTCGACGAAAGGGCTTACCCCTTGGACATCGTGGACGAGATGGGGTTTATGCGTGGGTACCCGCAGCCTCCGCTGATCGAGTACTTCGGGCCGACCGGACGCATCCGTTCTCTCAGTGTTGACCAATTTCGTGGCGCACCGAACTGGGTAGAGCAGGGCGAAAACAACGACAGGTTGATGTTGGCGCTGTGCCACGACTTCCCGCCGTGCAAACCGTTCAGCGTGGACTTCGCAGCGCTGGAGCGCCGCGTCGCTACCTGGATGAAGACCGATACGTGGCTGATGTACAGCCTGGTCTGCGGGCCGGAGCCCCTCGCGGACTGGATCACGCCAGGCCCGTTGCCTCAAGAACTGATCGACAAACGACCGCAGCCGCTGAGCGCGGTCTCGGAGATGACCCATGCGAGTTATTACGGAGATCCGCGCCAGGCCCAACCGTGGCGTGGGGACGCGAGAGCAGCACGACATCCTGTCGACGCGCTACCGAATCGAGGACCGCGACGGCAGCGTTGGTGAGCCGCTGTCGATGAAGGAGCTGTACGCCGAGGCGCACCGCCGCGGCGAGAAGATCGAGTTCGTTGACTCGTAGCAACAAAACGGTCAGTACCCCTAACAAACGAACCCACCCTGTAGTAAGCTATCAATCCCTTTAATCGGATAAAAACATGGACCTCAACCTCTATCAGTCCCTCTCTCAGAAAACTGAGAAACAGTATCCGCGCGAGATGCGCCTGAGTCACGCGGCGATCGGCCTGCAGACGGAGATCGGCGAGTTCGCAACGCAGGTCAAGCGCGTCTCGGTCTACGAAAAGAAACTGCTCGACGTGAAGGACGGCAAGACGCTCGTCGACCACATGATCGAAGAACTGGGCGACGCGATGTTCTACGCAGTGATCCCGTTCAACGTGTTCGGCACGGTCGCGGGCGACGTTCTGAACACTGACAGCTCATGGGCGATGATCACAGCTGCGCAGATGGGCTTCCCCGTCCTGACGGTTGAGGAACTCGGCAGCCTGAACGACGCAGTGCGCAGTGCCCTGCTGCTTGACGTGACCCTCACACTGGGCGTCGAGATCGGCCGCTACATCCAGAACATGGAGGGTTCCGATATCCACGCACAGACCGTCATGTGCTCGATCATCAAACTGATTCAGGACGCCTGCCACCTGATCGGCGCCGACTTCGAGGACGTGCTGCAGCAGAACATCGACAAGCTGCAGGGCGACAAGGGCCGTTACGGCAGCGCGGGCTACAGCAACGCAGCGGCTGAGGCGCGCGCCGATAAGGGCGGCGCCGACGCGCGCAACAGCTAAGGAGAAGCACATGGAAAAGTGGTACGACGTGGCCGACGTCCACCGGGACAAGGAGATGCGCGACGCGCTGACGAGCTACCGCGGCCGGATCGCGCACACTCACGCACGGTACGCGCGGACGATCCAGCTTCCGAACGTCAAGGCCGGGCGGCCCAAGCTCGTGACGGTCCTGACGGAAGCGGGCGTGCGCTCGCTCTATCTCGACAACGAGATGCCGAACATCGCGCCGTACCCTGTGCCAGTGCGTCTCACGGACGCGGCTCGCGCGCACATCATCGAAGGCAGCATCTACACGACCCGAGGTCTGGAGGAGCCGCCACGCACGATGTCGCGCGAGTCGTTTCTGGAGTTCGTACAGTACTGCGCGGCTGCAGAGGATCTGTACGAGCCTGACTTCATTCCGCTTTGAGGTGCGCATGACCAGATTTCTCATCGTCAACACCGACAATTTCGCTGGCGATTATCCGAACGAAAAGTTCGTAGAAAACCTACCCCCACTGTTTCGCAAGGAGCAGGCGGAAACGATCTGCAAGGCGATCAACAGCGTCCAGCACGCAGAGGCGCCACGCTATTTCAAGGTCGTCGAAGAAGGGTACGAACTTCAACCAGGCTTCAAGCCCTGACAGGACCAGAAATGGAAAACAAGCAAATGGCTGCACAGGTCTACGACGTGGCGCAGCGCGTGATATTCGATCCAGATACCGGCGATGTGTTCGCATCGTTCAACCGCAATGTGATCCCGCTGGGCAACATCCGCACGGGCAACATCTACCTGTACCGCCAGTACCCGATCAGCGATACCGGCCAGATGGACATGCCGGCTGAGCACAAGGGCGCGTGGACGGTGAAGGTGCCCGACGGCACACTCGAAGTGCAGCTCAGCTTCGTGCAGCAGATGTCGACCTACCTGAACATGGGCTACCAGCAGCACGCAGCAGCTGCGCAGAGCACCACGGTCGGCGACCTGCTGACGATGGTGACCGACTCGGTGATCCCCGATCTGGTCGAGAGGAAGGCGACGGCGATGCACGTCGTGCTGCTCGCGGCCGATGCGCTGCTCGAACACCGCCGCGGTCGTGCCGGCGCGTATGAGCTGAACAAGGAGCTGGAGCGCATGGTCGGGTTCATCTCGACGATGCCCGAAGCGTTCGTGACCGCGCCCATCGCCTGGAAGAAAGAAGGCGTGACGCTGGTCGACAGCGGCGGGCAGCGGCTGCAATGAGAAAGAGCGCCCACCGCAAGGTTCGGCTCAAGAGGCTGCCGGTGACGAAGGAGCTTGCTGACCAGGTCCGCATGGGACTTCACAGCGCGCTCGTGGTGCTCAGCACTGCTTACGCCTCATGGGAGACGATCGAGCAGCTACAGGAAGGGCTGGACATGGCGCGCTTCGCAGTGGAGGGTAAACCCCAGTTCAAGGACGAGGTCGTCCTGCTGAACTCGGGCTCGCTCGCACTGCGTGCGCTCTGCGAGCGCGGCCTGCCGATAGCGGTGACGCCCTACGAACGCCTGCCGATTACTACCGCAGTGAACACAGTCGATGCTATGCTTCCGCGCCTCGACGGCACGTGGCTGTACTTAGCACTGCAACGTGTGCGAGCTGAAGCCGAACTGAAATAGAAAAAGCCCGCTACCTTTCGATAGCGGGCCTTCCTGTCCCTTACGTCCCAGTCCCAGAGGAACCCCACATGTCCCAACTACGACGCACCAGCATCATACCCCACCTTGCTGGAATTGTGCAGAGCGTAATTGCAGAGCGTTACGCAAAAGTTAATAAGGACCACGCAAAGAAAGTGGCCGCGCTGGAGCAGCGCCTGCTTCCCTCGCTGTTCGACGCCGAAGCGCAACAGATCTACGACGAGAAGCCCGGCGTCGCAGCAACGATGAACAAGACCGCGTTCGCGCTGGATTGGATGAGGCCGACGAACATGAAGCCGCTCACCGACCGGATCGCCGCGTGCGCGAAGTCACTGAAGGGGTCGACCAGTCACGACAGCAGCTTCTATCTTTCTCCGAAGTTCGACAAGGCTCCGTGCGGCAATCGCGAGTTCAACGGAGGCGGCCCGACGTTCCTCAACAGGAGCGACACGCTGATTAAGGGGCCGATGGAGATGGCAATGTCCAACCGGTATCCGCGCGTCGGCCCGGTCGGGCACTCGGCTCTGTTTCTGAAGCCCAAGTCATCGTGGGAGAAGGGCAAGGAGTACGGCAACGCCACGAAGTTCGTGCGCGACGCGGACTGGCTGCAGGCGTGCGAGCTGCAGGTCAGGATGCTGGAGGTCTACACCGAGCAGGCGTTGCTCAGCCGCGAGCTGTTGGCCGCGTTCGAGCAGCGCAAGACGATCGAGCGGTTCATCGAAGACTTCCCGGAGCTGAAGAAGCACGTGCCGTTCATCCCCGAGCCGGTGCGCGCCCTGATCGTGCCGGCGAGCGCGGTGATCGCCAAACTCGAAGCAGTGCCGGCGGAGTAACGGATGGAGACGATCGACTTCACGTACGTCGTGAACAAGGAAGCGCACACGCTGCCCGTGGTCGTCTCCGAAGGCCGCATCGTGATGCGCAACATCGTGCAGCTGCTCGGGCTGCACTGGAGCACGATCAGCAAGCAGCTGCCAGTCGCGTACGGCGCCGTCGGCGTGAAGGGCAACCGCACGAACAGCGCGCTCGCGCTCATGCCTCGTGATCTGGACCGATGGATCACCGACCACGCGAAGCCCGGCGTCGAGCTGCATGACCACGTCGCGAAGAACCTGATCCCGACGATCCAGCAAAAGAGTACGGATCTGCGCGTGACGGAGGCACTCAAGGCGCGCGAGGTGGCCGAGCGCGCGGCAGAGGTGGCGATCATCGGCCGGCCGCTGGAGTCGCCCGACATCTTCCGGCAGCAGGCCACGCGCGGCGGTGTGCATAAGTGGCTGCCGCCCGCGCTGATTCAGGGCGCGGTGCGGCGCGGGCGCATCGACACGTACCGCGTGATCGAGAACGTCTGGACCGAGCAGAAGGAGATCATCCACGTCCAGATGACGATCGCCCCCGGCGCAGCGCTGCAGGAGTTTGGCAGGCTGCACGCTACCGGCGAGCTGATGACCGGCCCCGAGATGCAGGCGAAGTTCCCGGCCTCGCCGCTGCTCAAGCGCCATCTCGTCGCCGCGCACAAATTTGCAGTAGTAGATGCTGATAGCGACCGCCCACGAGGTCGCATCATCACAGTGCCCGAGCAGCCATCAAAGTTTGCTTGGGAGAAAGACCTTGAAACTGTCCCCCAGCCCAAAGGAGCAAAATCTTGCTGAGCTATCTGAAGTACCCGATAGAGCGGTCGTTCATGTATGGCGTGAAGTCCGACCCCATCATGATGCGCATCGCCCGCCGGTCGCAGGCTGCGTTCAACATCGTCACGGTGATGGAGCCGCAGATGCACGACTGGGATCTGACGTATGAGGGCGCATCGCGCAACCGTGGCGCGATGCAACAGCGGAAGAACTTCGACCCCCTGTTCATCGCCGTGTTCAACAACCTCGGCTACTTCGTTTCGATGGATGGATCGAGGGCGGTAGGCGAGGAGAGCATGATCACGCTGGGCGACGCAGCGCTGAAGTACGAGCCGCTGATCCTTCACGCGATCATGCTCAACGACCCCGGCATTGCGGCGGCGCCGATGTTCGCGTCGCAGGTTCTGGTTCGGCACCTGATGATGCCTGACATTGCAACGGGCCTGCTGGTGTCGCAGAATGCGATGCACCGCGTGAAGGAACCCGCGTAACAAAGGGCGGCCGTGTACCGGCCGCCCGCCGGAAATTATCATGACTACTGACTACGTCGCGCAGATCTGCAAGAAAGTTGCATTCCCCAAGACACCCTGGATTTACCAACGTGACGAAGTCAACCGCGGCGTGATCGAGTCCGGGGACCGCTTCGGCATGTACTGGGACATGGGCGCCGGCAAGACGTTCGGCTCCACGCTCTACGCAATGATTCGCCGCGAACAGACGGGCGCGCAGATGATCCAGCTGGCGCCGCCGATCCTGCTCAAGCAGTGGCAGTCGTGGCTCAACAGCTGCGGCATCTCGAACAAGGTCTACTACGGCACGAAGGCGCAGCGCGCGAAGATCGACCTCGACCCGGACACGAACTACTTCATCACCACGCCGCAGATGCTCAAGAACGACTTCGACAGGTTGTACGAGGTGTTCAGCAAGCGCCCGGTGATGGTGAAGAACGACGAGGCAACGTGCGCGAAGAACTTCGAGTCGGGCACCTTTCGCGCAGTACTGCAGATGGCGGCCGGCGGCGGCGTTCTGCCGATGACCGGCTCACCGCTGTCGACGCCGCGCGACGCCTACGCATACATCAAGCTGGTGTCGCCCGGTGTGTACCGCAGCTACAGCCAGTTCGAGACAATCCACGTCGAGAAGTACGACGCATATAAGCGGCCGATCCGGTGGCGCAAGCTCGACATGCTGGCGCGCAACCTCGCGCTCAACGCGTCGTTCATCAGCACACCCGAGGTTCATCCGGACATGCCGCGCGCGAACATCAGCCCGGTGATCTACGACCTCGAAGCGCAGCACATGAAGCTGTATCGCACGCTCGTCGATCAACAGATGCTGGTGTATGAGAGCGGCTTCGCGATCGACGCGACCACAGCGAACAAGCTGCACGTCGCGCTGCAGCAGGTCGTGTTGAACGCTGCGTACTTCGCGCAGGACGAGACGATGGTGCCGTACGGGTTCCAGCTGCTCGACGAGTTCCTCGCGGAGCTGCGCGGCCAGAAGCTGCTCGTCTTCGCGAACTACAAGATGTCGGTGAAGGCGATCATGGACTACCTGCTCAGGCAGGGCGTCGATGCGGTCGCAGTGAATGGCGATATCAGCAAGACGCAGAAGGACAAGAACGTCGAGCGCTTCAAATTCAATCCGGCGTGCACGGTGGCGGTGATGAACCCGCTATCGGGCGGCGTCGGCGTCGACGGCCTGCAGGACTGCTGCAACCACGCGCTATTCCTGGAGATCCCCAGCGTTTCCAAGGACTTCTTCCAGGCTGTGAAGCGCATCGAGCGGCCGGGCCAGAAGTTCGTTTGCGACATCCGCGTGGCGACCGCGCTCGGCACGGTGCAGGTGACGCTGCGCAAGAATCTGGTGCAGAACAACGGACTGATTCAACAAGTCGTTCCGAGCACGGCTGACCTCCGTGCGCAGCTCCTGGGCCAGGCTTAATTGGCCGAAAAGAGCGAGTAATTGCCCATTGATCTGACGATCGATTCGTTGAGCATTGACCACGCTCGGCGGCAATTGGGGCGCGAGTCTTAGGGTGGACCCTACGTAGGTAAAAAAAGACATGTAACAAATTGTTAGATAGAAAAAGCGAGAGTACAATCCGGCCTCACCCCCTGACTGAAGCGCTAATCCCACCCTTGGCGCCCGGTCGGTTGTTCCACAGTCCCACCCTGCCCCGAACAACAAGATGACTGATAAGTTTTTCTACTGGACTTCTGAGAAGTCCAGCGGCTGGTCGTCGGGTAAATCCGACCAGCGAGAAACGATCATCGAAACGAAGCAGCCGAAGTACGTCACCGTACTCGATCTGTCGGAGCTGCTCGATGATGACTCGTCTCTCGAAGACCAGCTTAAGACCCGTTACACGGGTCCGTTTTACGCTGACTGGGACTGCGACGATCTGATGATCGGCGCGGCTTCAGTCAAGCGTTTTCTCCAGACCCTCCTTGATGAATACGACGTTGATCCCCTGAGCGTGCAGATGTACGCCACAGGCGGTCGCGGCTATCACATCGAGTTGCCGTTCCGGACGTTCTGCTCGCACGAGCCGACGATCCTGGGCGGCGTCCAGTACCTTCCACAGGTCTACCGCGAACTCGCGAACGAGCTGTACACGGAAGACATGGACATGGCCGTCTACAGCGCAAAGCGTGGCCGCATGTGGCGCACGCCGAACGTCGAGCGCGAGACGGCTGGCCGCTTCAAGGTGCCTATCACGTTCCAGCAGCTGCAGGAGATGACGCCTGAGCTGTACATGGAACTGACGAGCGCGCCGCGCCTGTTTTCGAAACTCGCTGAGCCGGTGTATTCGCCGCAGCTCGGGTCGAAGTTCGATAACTTCCGCAAGAAGATCGCACAGCGTTACAGCGAGAACCGCAAGAAGGCCAGCGACACCACTGAGGCTGTGAAGGCGCTCAACGGTGACTGGCCCGACTCGGTCAAAGCGATCATGGGCGGCCACAACATCAACCCGAATGTCGGACTGAACAAGATCGCCCTGCAGCTGGGCATCCTGTCTAACGCGCTGGGCAAGTCACTCGATGAGCATATCGAATCGTGCCTGGGGCTGATCCAGAACTACCGCGGCGACGGCCACGGCACGACGTCCGCTGTGCGCTCGGAACTGAAGCGCATGTTCCGCTACGCTGCGGGCAACATCGCCTACCAGTACTCGCCGAACGCCATGACCACGATCATGGACGACACGGCCGACGTCAACGACCTGCGCGGTGACCCGACGAAGGGCGGCAAGCAGGCTGAGCGTGCGGCCAAGGGCGACCTGTCGGACCTGATGGGCGGCATCATCAACGGCTCGTTCGGCGTCTACTCGACGAAGGGCGAGGACTCGATGCGTCGCGAAACGAACTGGCACTTCGACAGTTCGAGCGCGGTCGAGGTGATCGATGCAGTCGACATGAAAACGCGCGGCTACATGGTCGAATCGTTGTGCGCCGGCGTGGCCCAGGGCGAAGTGCAGATTGACGGCAGCGTGTTCCTCAGCGGCGACTCCGCGAAGAAGTTCATCACCACGCAGGGCGGCGTCGCGCCGAAGCTCGACTCGTTCAAGGCCGGCGGTGTGTTCGCGTCGGTGATGCAGGCTGCGCGCGCCAACCCGAAGATCTTCGCGCTCATGAAGGAAGGCTTCAACCTCGTGCGCGACGAGTCGGGCGACGAGAAAATGGTGTGGGCGTCCAGCGAGGGCTGCTTCGCACCGGACTCGTCGCGCTCGTACCGTTACCGCAGCCCAAGCGGCACGGAGATCGGTAACTACCGCAGCGACGTGGCTGATGCCCTGCCGCTCGTCGACCACGCGAACGCGATGGAAGTGGTCGACGCGCTGCTGCACTTCAACAACGAGCCGACGACCGTCGCATGTGTACTTGGCTGGCTCGGCGCATGCTGGCTGAAAACGCTGCACCACAAGTTCGGCACGAGCTTCCCGTTGCTGCAGGTGTTCGGCGAGGCCGGCGCGGGCAAGACAGCGCTGATCCTGCTGTTGCTGCGCATGTTCTACCTGAAGGCCGAGCCCAAGGCGACCAATGCCTCGCAGGGCACGAGCTACGGCCGGCGCATGATGCTGACCAGCAGCTCGACGATCCCGTACTTCATGGATGAGTTCAAGCCCAAGCAGATGTCGCAGGAGCTGGTGCGCGAGATCCGCACGCTGATCCACGAGATGTACACGCCCAGCATGCAGGCACCCCGCGGCGGCGGCAATGGCAACGGCGTCGCGGGCGGAAACTGGCACGACCTCGCGTTCGAGACGAAGACCACGCCGATGGTGTTCTCGACCGAGACCGCCGAGGCCGAGGCGGCGATCCAGGAGCGCACGATCGCCGCGGCGTTCAGCAAGCGGAACAGACAGGGGCGCGCGAAGGCTGCGTTCGAGACGCTGTTCAGAAACCAGGCAGTCCTCACCAGCATCGGCAAGTCGATGATGCAGGCGACGATGTCGGGCAAGCCAGAAGTGATTCGCAAGCTGATCGAAGAAAGCCATGCGACGGCAGCCGACCACCTGACGATGACCGGCAACTCGCGGATCGTCTACAACCTGGGCGTCGCGCTCAGCGGGCTGAAATTCCTCGGCAAGGTGCTGCGCCACGCGTTCGGTGCTGCAGTCTTTGACGAGAAGTTCCTGCCGCGCTTTTCTGAGCTGCAGGATGCGATGCTCTGCATGGACAACCACCCGTCGCTCGTCTCGATCCCGTCGATGGTGCGCATCCTGCGCTTCATGGCGACGATCAGCTGGCAGGACGAAGCTGGACTCGATCACAACGTGCGGCACGGCGTCGAGTTCGCCTACACGCCGGCTCTGGATCTCGATATCAACGTCGACGCGTTCTTCGGCCGCTATCGCGTTGCGTGCACACGACGCAGCGTGGTGCCAGAATTCAATGACGTCGAGTCGTTCCTGATGGGCGTTCAGGTCAGCTCGCTGATCTCCGAGAAGCAGCCGCCCGACTCTCCGCTGATCGTTAAAGCAGGCGTTGGGCAGGCAGCACGCGTCGTTCGTTTTTCAAGTGAACTGCTCGCTCAGTACAACTTAGGAACGTTCAAGATCGGCGACGGTAAATAATTTTGAAGTGGCAGTAAATCTGGCTATTGAAATTCGTCAGATGGTAGTTTAGAGTTCGTACCGCGCATCCCCTAGTGCGCAGATCGTTCACCTTAAATTGAAAATCGTTCAGGAAATTTAGTCATGTCTATCCTCAAAAACAAAGCACAGTCCCAAGCTGCTCAGGAAACGAAGGCAGCTGCTCAAGCCCCGGCATTTGAGGCAGGTGAAGACCGCGGCGGAGACACCGCCGTTGTCGAGCGCGAAGTCGAGGCATCGGGCGCAAACGCCGGCGCCGAACAAGGCGGTGTCACGGACGTTCAGCACACCGAAACGGTGCGCAGCGTGCCGCGTGCCGCTGCTCCGGTTGAAACGGAAGTGACGGAAGTCGTCAACGCGAAGGCAGCGGCCGGTGCGGCGGCAGCGCTCTCGAAGGCGGCAGCGCCGAAGGAAGCGAAGGTCAAGCAGGAAACTGAGGCAGCTATCCCGGCAGCCGGCGAGAAGGGCGGGGACAAGGTCGAAGCGGCCGAAGTCAAGACGACGGCTGTCGCTGTTCCGCAGCGCAAGGTGCTGTCGAACTTCCTGTCGGGTGGCAAGGACATCCCGAACCCGCTGGCCGATCTGCGCGATGCGTTTGCCAAGGCAGGCATCCCGATCGACTACAACACCTTCCAGCGGCTGCGCGTCGACGCAGGCATCATCTCCACGCAGGACGGCAAGGAAGCAGGCACGTTCCTCGAACTCGCAGTCGTGTCGTACAGCTCCAGCTGGACGGTGTCGGCGGGTGACGACAGCGAGGAAGGCAAGAAGGCCGTACGCTTCTCGGATGACGGCTTGACGATCCGCGGCGCTGGTGAGGACGACGAGCACGACGGCAAGACGTGTACCGAGTATCGCGACTGGCTGCGCGACAACGGCTTCGAAAAGGCCGCAGTCAAGGAGTACCTGAACGTGTTCGGCATCGCAATGGCTGCCGAGAAAGCGGACTTCGCTTTCATGAACGAGATCGTGTCGGTTTCGCTCTCGCCCACGTCCAAGGGCAAGTTCGACAACTACATCCTCAACCGCGCCGTGAAGGCGCGCATGGGCAAGATCAAGGAAGACTCGGGCAATCCGGTGGTTCGCTTCACCACGGAACGCACGAAGGGTAAGGACAACAAGAGTTACTTCAACCTCCTGCCGTCCGACGGTCTGACTGAAGCGCCGCAGCTGTAAGCACTGCAGTCCTATAGCAGTGAGCCGCTCTTTCGGGAGCGGCTCTTTTCATGGAACCCACCCACATGAAAATTTTTGTTATGGACCTGGAGTGCACGGGCATGTCCCGCGACGACAAGGTCTGCGAACTGGCATTCATCGAGTGCCGCCTCGACATCGGCGAGTTCATCACCAAACTCGAACCGGTTCGACGCTTTGAAACACTGGTCAACCCCCTGCGACCTATCGACCCTAACGCTTCGGCTGTTCACGGCATCTACGACCACCAGGTCAAGCAGGCGCCGACGATCAGCGAAGTGTTGCCTGCCGCGTTTGGTGTTCTGCCCACCGAGAAGTTCTACATCTTCGGCCACAGCTTCCCGAGCTTCGACATGAAGTACATCGACTACTACGTGCCCGAGGGCGCGGATGTCGGCTGTACGCTGCGCGGCGCCAGGCGCTTCGTCAAGGACATGCCTACGTACAAGCTCGCAGCGTTGCTGGAGACGCTTGAGGCGACGCACGGCCTGACGCTGCCGAAGATGAAGAACGCACACAGCGCGATTGGCGACTGCGAGCGCTGCCTCGTGCTCATCAACTACATCCTCAGCTTCGGCACCGGCTGGGAGTTGCTGGTGGACGTGATGTGCGAGCGCCTCACGAACATCAGCTTCGGCAAGTACAAAGGGCAGCGGCTGGAGAACTTGCCCGAGTCCTACGTCGAGTGGTTGCTGACCGACTGCGACACGACCAGCTGGGAACTGCGCCGCGCGCTGAAGGAGCTGTGATGACTGAGCGATTCAAGGTTATCGAAGGCTCCCAGGCCGGCTACAGCGCTTTCCAGGCGACGGTCGTTGATACGACCCGCGACTCGATGGGCAACCCGTACACGCCCGAAGCGTGGCGTTTCTACGCCGTGGCCGAGTGCCACGACCGGAACGACGCGAAGGCGATGTGCATCGCACTGAATGAAACGAGCAAGGAACCAGCATGAAACCAATTCTAATCGGGCTGCATGGCCCTACCGGGGTAGGCAAGGACACGGTGTGCAACATCATTCGCCTGATCAGCCCCGTGGAGACACAGCGACTCGCGTTCGGCGATGCGCTCAAGGCTGCCGTAAAGGCGGCGTTCGGACTCTCCGACGAATGGCTGCAGGACGACCTCAAGACTGTCACGCATCCGTACTGGAAGCTGACGCCGCGCGAGATGTTCCAGCTGGCGGGCACCGAGGCGTTCCGTGGCACCTTCGGCGCGGACTTTTGGGTCAGGCGTCTGGAGATGGCGATGGAGGCCGACACGCAGTATTTCGGCATGTTCGTCGTGACGGACGTGCGTTTTGAGAGCGAGGCGAATTGGATTCGCGAGCGCGGCGGCATGCTGGTTCACATGAGCGGCCCGCAGCGCCGCGCCGATGTCAGCCACGCGCACAGCAGCAACACCCCGCTACCGAAGGTGCGCGGCGACTACAACCTGCCCAACCTCGGCAGCCTGAAGATGCTCAACGACGATGTTCGCGATCTGGTCGACCGCGTAGTCGCCGCGGCGAGGGAGACAGCCAATGCGTAAGCGCACCCGCATCGTCTACGACCTCAGCAGCGTCGCCAAGCGCTGCTACTTCGCCGGCCAGGACAAAGAGTTCGGCTTCAAGGTCACGTTCAACGAGAAGTCCGAGCATGTCAACGGCTGGCAATACGGCTTCGAGAACTTCCTGAACAGCGTCGAGAAAACGCTGCGCGAGCACGACGCCACGCCGATGGACATCATCTTCATCCGCGAAGGCGAGAACGGCTCGCAGCTGCGCCGCAACATCTTCGCAGGCTACAAGCAGAAGAAGGAAAAGCCGCCCGAGCAGCTGGAGCAGTACCTGCTGATGGAGAACAAGGTCGTCGAGTTCTTCAAGCGACTGGGCAGCGTGTTCGTGAAGCTCGACGGCCGCGAGGCCGACGACGTGTTCGCGTACCTGATGAAGAACCTGCAGGGTCCGCGCGTCGGCGTGGCCGACGACGGTGACATGCTGATCCTCGCGACGCTGCCCGACGTGAAGATCCGCTACCAGTCGAAGGTCATCGACCCGAACGAGAATCCGCTCGGGCCGTGGCCGCTCGAATTCAACCGCCTGTACAAGGCGCTGGTCGGCGACAAGAGCGACACGCTGCCCGGCGCGCACGGCTTTGGCGTGGCAGCGTTCACCGACCTGTACTGCGCGGCAGACGCCGACGGCATGCGCGAGCTGGAAGACGTCATCGTGAAGGCCGACTGGAAGTCGATCGAGGTCGCAGCTGCGGACTTCAAGCCTCTCGCCAAGCTGCTCGAACACAAGGACGTCGTGCGCCGTTGCTACCAGTGCGTGCAGTTTTTCGATGCGGAGATCGGCCAGCCGGGCAAGGAGCTGCAGTGGGACGTCGGCATGGTGACGGAGAAGCCGGAAGGCGAGCCCAAGGACGAGCGCTTCGATCACTGGTATCAGCTGCGCAAGCTCGTGACCAGCGGTAACTTCGCGCAGTTCATGGCGAGCAAACTGTGGGCCGACATCCGGAAGTCGCCGTATGTCACGCTCGACCTGGAAACGGCGACGCCCCCTGAGTCCGATGAGTGGCTCGCGCAGGTGAACGACCCGGACTATGTCGAGGAGATCGAGAGCGACGACGAGGACGAAGATCCGCAGGAAGCTGTTGCGAAGAAGCGCGCAGGCGGCGTCGATGTGCTGGCTTCGAAGATTGTCAGCATGGGTGTGACCTACGGCGAGAACACCGAGAAAACGCTGTACCTGACGGTCAACCACAAGACCGACAAAAACATCTCGATGCACAACCTGTACCAGTTCCTCGCGCGACTCATCCGCGAGGACGTGGAGATTCGCTTCCCTGTACACAACAGCGCGTTCGAACTGCCGGTGTGGTTCATGAACCTGATCGAGTGGACGGACGGCGACGATCAGTTCGACAACGGCTTCATGCCGCGCATCGACGACACGTTCTTCATGGCGAGCTACGTCGACGAGAACGTGTCGCTCGGCCTCAAGCAGCAGGCGCAGATGGTGCTGGGCTATGAGCAGGTCTCGTACGAGGAAGTGACGCAGGGCCGCAAGATGAACCAGCTCACGCCGCAGGAGGCGTTTGCATACGGCACCGACGACACGATCGTCACCGCGGCGCTGCGCAACTACTACGAGATCGTGATGCAGCTGGAGCGTACGTTCGACCTGTACCGCGAGGTCGAGATCGACGCAGCGTACCTGAGCGCGGCGGGCTTCATCACTGGCGTCAACTTCAGCCGCGAAGAAATGCGCAAGCAGGAGCGTGCAGACGACAAGCTCTACGACGCAGCGTGGGCGAAACTGCGCTCGTACCTGATCGAGAAGAAGTGGGACGGCGTCGAGCTGCCCGCTGTGACGCTCGAACCCGCGTCGATGAAGGTGATGTATCAGATCGTTACCGGCGTCGAGCTGGAGTGCAAGGCGCGCACGCCGTCGAAGATCACCGCAGTGATGCGCGAGAACGACGACGCGGCGACGCTGGCTGACCTGTACGACGCTGCAATCAAGACTGCCGACGGCAACATGTCTCACGTCGAAGCGTACGTGCGGCGCTTCTATAAGGGCGAGCCCGAGCTGAACAGCGACAGCCCGAAGCAGATGTCCCGGCTGCTGTACGAAGTCATGAGTCTGCCTGTGCGCGCTCGCAACCGCCCGACCAAGGCAATGAAGGCGGAGCAGGGCCGTAGCGCTGTGGGCACGCCGAAGACCGACGCGCTCGCGATTGCGTCGGCGAAGTTCTACGACAGCGAAACGCACCCGACGGAAGTCGCGATGCTCGACGCAATCCACGACATGCGAGCCGTCGGCACGCGGCGCAAGATGTATTACCGCCCGTACCGTGCGTTGCCGCACTGGATGGATGGCAGCGTGCATGGCAGCGACGGTCAGTGCCGCACGGTGACGCGCCGGTTCGCGCCGAACAAGCCGAACAAGGCGCAATGGCCGAAGGGCGAGAAGGGCGACTTCCGCGCGACGATCAAGCCACACCACCACGACGCAGCGATTGTGGCGCTCGACTTCAAGGCGCAGGAGCTGCGCGTGATCGCCGACGCGTCAGGCGACGAAGCGATGACGTCGTGCTTCGTGGGCGACAACAAGCGCGATATGCACCACCTCACCGGCGTGTCGATCACGCAGCGCAAGGCTCAGACCAAGGAGATCGAGGTCAACGAGGAAGTCACGTACGAGTGGTTCGCTGCGGTCGAGAAGGACGTGAACCACCCGCTGCACAAGCAGATCAAGGCGCTGCGCAAAAAGGCCAAGACGACGAACTTCGCTTCGGAGTACGGCGCGATGGCCCCGAAGATGGCTGCAACGCTGATGGTTCCGGAAGAAGAAGCGCAAGCCTATCTCGACGCAAAGCACGGCACGTTCTGGCGCGCGGAAGAATGGAAAAAGGAGGAGATCATTCCGCAGGCCAAGCGCCAGGGCTACAGCCTCACGCTGCTCGGCGGCCGGCGCCATCTCGCGAGCGCGTTCGCATCGTCGGAATGGTGGATTCGCAGCCGGGCCGAGCGTCAGGCGGTGAACTTCGTCATTCAGGGCAGCTGCGCCGAGATGACGAAGCTCGCGATGGGTCGGATCTGGCGCGCGAAGTTGCTGGTTCGTTACGACGCAACGTTCATCGGCGTGGTGCACGACGAGCTGGTGTTCAGCGTCGGTCGCGGTGATATCGTCAAGTTCACGCAGGAGCTGCACGCACTGATGACGATGCAGTACGCAAACATGACTATCCCGATCGAGTCGAGCATCGGCATCGGCCACGACTTCCTGAACCTGATCGAGATCGGCGAGGTGCCGAGCACCGACAAGATCCAGGGTGCAATCGACCAGCTCTGGCCGCAACACGCAGCGAACGATTCGGGGGTGAAGCATGCAGCGTAGGTACGACATCTTCACCGAGGTTCTGGTGGTCGCCAATGGTCGCGAGGAAGTGCGCCGCATCGCTCACCTGCAACCGGGCCGCCCGAACAGCCGTGCTGTGCCCGTGCTTCAGCAGGGCGAGCTGGTGACCTATAGCCCGAACGGTACGCCGTGGATCTATAGAGCGCTAAAGTAGTTCGGAGTACGATACGAATGCCCGGCAAAGACCGGGTATTCCACAAGATATATGGGGTTCAGAGATGCCAGATATTGCAGATGCAGCAAACGACACGGTCGAGATTGAGCTGGCAGCGAGCTTGTCAGTTCAACGCAAGGCCGCCGAAAAAATCGCCCGAGAGCGCAAGGAGCATGAAGAAAGAAATCTCGCAGCAGGTGTATGCCTCAACTGCCGGGAATCCATCGACAAGGGCACGCTCTACTGCCCGCCGCTCGTCAGCGGTGGAAAGTCAGAGTGTCAGCAGGACCACGAAAAACGTATTGGTAACCGGGGGCAGAAATCATGGGCGTAAAGAAAAACTGGAACGGCGCAGGACTGCCGGAAGTGGGCACCGAGGTGCTGATCAAACTGAACTCGCGCAAGGCGCCGGTGCCCGTCAAGGTCACGAGCCGCGAGGTGAAGTGGAGCGCTGAGGCGCGGGCGTTCAGGATCGATGTGAACGTGGTCGACGCAGCAGGCACGCCGAACCAGCGAGCGCTGCAGGACGTCTACCCGCTCGATTGGGACGGCGAGTTCCACACCGGATTGTCGGGGCGCTTCCGGTATGTCTGAAACCGCCGACAACACAGCCTTCACTGCGTGGCGCGACGACCGCGCGCGACGCAAGAAGCAAGGCCAGAAGGGTAAGGCGAGCGAGAACGCCGTGAAGCAGTGGCTCAAGGCTGAGCAGCTGAAGCGCGGCATGGGGTTCGCCTGGGACCGCCCGGTCGATACGCGTGAAGCGGGCGGTGTTGTGAAGGCCGTGGTGGGCGACTACGACATGATGTGGACCGGCAGGCTGCTGACGCTCGAAGTGAAGGAGACCAGCTTCGACAAGCTGCCCTCGAAGAACTTCCCGCGTCCGCAGATCAACCGCCTGAAGCGCCGCTCTCTGGCTGGCGTGCCCGTCGTGGTGCTCGTGCATCACACCGGGGACAACGACCGGTGGGTGGCGATGCTGATTGACCCCTTCTTCGAGCAGACGAAGGGCGACTTCGCAACAGACGGCTGGCCTTCGTACCCCACTGCGAAGGCCGCGCTTGACGCCGAGCTGAGACCCTGGTTCAATAACACCCTTTAGTATTCAGATAGCAGATTCGAGGCGACTGAAAATGTCGCCGGGAGAAAAACATGAGCACGATCACCCAGGACGCCGTCGCGTCCTATGAGGGTTTGTCCGCTGAACAGCGGACTGAACTCGACAAGATCCTCACCTGGATGGTGCGCCGCGACCCGCGGCAGGAAGGCGGCGACGAACTCAAGTGGAAGAAGCCTGCTTTCCGGATGCCCGAGGACTCCGAGGAGTGGTTCTCCGACAACCCCGACGACTACTACGTGCTGCGCGGCTTCGCTGGCGTCGGCAAGACGGTGCTCGTCGGCGAGCTGATCATGGAAGCGTCGGCCCACGACTGGAACCTCGCGGTCACAGCGCCGACCAACAAGGCGGTCTCGATCCTGCAGGAGAAGGTCCGCGCCATTGCCAAGGCGCGCGTGGTCAACGCTACGTTCAGCAGCCTGCACAGCATCTGTGGGCTGCGCATGGTCGAGAGCGATGACGGCGAGCTGAAGATCTCCAGCACCGGCTACTCGAAGTTCGACGGCGTGAACCTGCTGATCGTCGACGAGGCGTCGATGGTCGACTCGAAGATGCTGCTGCAGGCGATCCAGAACAGCCGCGGCCGTACGCTGGTGCTGTTCGTCGGCGACCCCGGTCAGCTGAAGCCGGTGATGGAGGCTGGCATGTCGCGCGTGTTCGCGCTGCCGCAGAAGGCCACGATGACGAAGATCATCCGGCAGGCTGAGGGCAACCCGCTGATCGAGGCGTCGATGTTCATCCGGCGCAAGAATCGCATTGAAGACATCCTCGCTGCGCCGACCGTCGACGAGCAGGAGCGCATCATCCGCTCTCTCGGGCAGGAAGACCGCGTGCAGGTCAGCGACCTGATGGACCTGCTGCCCGACTCGATGGTCAAGCGCAACCGCCTCTACGGCATGGCGCTCGATCTGCAGCGTGAAGGACGCGACGCGCGGATTCTCGCGTACATGAACCGCGCTGTGCTCGACTACAACCGCGAGATCCACTTCGACCTATACCCGGAGTCGGTGCCGCTGATGTTCTCTGTAGGCGAGCGCGTGATCGTGCAGAGCGCGACCAAGGGCGAGAACATCGACACCGGCAAGGACGTCGATCTGGTGACGAGCGAGGAGCTGGTGATCGAGCACGTCGAGATGGGCGAGCACCACAAGTACCCCGGCTTCACCTGCTACGTGATGGTCCTGAAGGACGACCTCGGCAACTACGTGAAGGTGTACACGCCGAAGCTGATGAACGCACTGAACTCGCGCCTCGGAGAGATGTTCGCCGAAGTGCAGGATCTGAAGTATCAGCACCAGCGCGAGCCGCGCAACATCCAGCTGAAGGAAAAGTACACGCAGGCGCGCGGCGCTGCGTGGCTCTACAAGAACAGCTTCGCTGATATCCGCCACACGTTCGCGATGACCACGCACAAGTCGCAGGGCAGCACGTTCGACATCGCGCTGATCGATCTGCCGAACCTGATGCAGATGCCCACGACCTTTGAGTACAACACAGCGCTGTACGTGGCGGTCACCCGCGCCCGTTTCGACGCAATCATCGGTTACTGATTCACCCCCACAACTCCTTTACCCACCCAAAGGAACCCGCAATGAGTATCTACGACGTCCTGAGCCAGTTCGCATCAGTCAGCGGCAGCGCTCTCGAATCTAAAGTCAAAAGCCTGCTCTCCTACAACGGCCCCGCCGGCGACAACGTGCGGCGCTACATCATGGCCGTGCTCGACCCCAGCATCACCTACGGCCAGAAGGGCAAGGTCGCGTGGGGCGGCGGTCAGTGCGAATGGGATGAGGGCTGCTACACGCTGCTCGACTCGCTCGCTCAACGCGAGATCACCGGCAACGCTGCGAAGACGGCGCTGATGAACTTCGGCCAGCACTACAGCCAGATCGCTGTGGACTTGCTGAACCGCGCGCTCGACAAGGAGCTGAAGTGCGGCGTCGGCATCAAGACGATCAACCAGCTCGGTCTCGACTTCCACATCCCGGTATTCACCTGTGCGCTCGCCAAGCCGTTCGAAGCGAAGCGCATCAAGCCGGGTTCCAACTGGCTCGGCTCGATCAAGTTCGACGGCATGCGTTCGCTGGCCGTAGTGCGCGACAACAGCGCGACATTTTTCACCCGCAGCGGTAACGAAATCCCGGCGCTGAAGCATCTGGAGCCGCAGGTGCTTGAAGTGTTCGGCGGCCGGCACCTCGTGGTCGACGCTGAGGGCGTGGGCGTGGATTTCCTCGACTCGATCGGGCAGCTGCGCCGCACGGTCAACATCGAGAGCCTGAAGTCGACCACGATCCTGCAGTGCTTCGACATCATCCCGTTCGACCTGTTCAACGATACGCGCGGCGGCGATGTGGTTGGCGCAGCGCTTGAAGATCGGTTGCTGGAGCTGCAGGCTTACTTCCGCGGCAACGAGCCGGAAAACGTGCGCTACCTGTCGCACACGTCGTTCGGTGATGACGCGACCGCGATGCTCGCTATGGGCGACGCGTGGATGGACGCGGGCTTCGAAGGGGGTGTGTTCAAGAACGCAGCGTCGCGCTACTCGAAGAAGCGCTCGGCCGACTGGTTGAAGATCAAGCAGACCGACCCAGCGACGGTCGAGATCACTGCGGTGTACGCCGGCCATGCAGGCGGCCAATTCGAAAACTCGTTGGGTGGTGTCATGGTCTCGCTCGACGGCGTGCCCTCGGATGTCGGTGGCGGTTGGTCGGTGTACGAGCGCGCAGCTATCTGGGCCGCACATAGCGGCAGGGCAGTGACCTACACCGCGATCGAGCAAGACAAGGCTACAGGTCTCCGCGTCATCACGGAGCACGTAGCGCAGCCTGACCCGAAGAATTATGTAATCGGCAGACTCATCGACGTCGAGTTCAACGGAAGGATGCCGAGCGGTGCGCTGCGCCACGCGCGGAAGAAAGCGTTCCGCGATCTGGTCACGTCACCGGGAGTGATCGCATGACTATCCGCAAAGACATCATCACTTTCACCGGCCGCTACTTCGACTTCACGAACATCTGGTCGAACGAAGTCGAGATCCCCGACATCGCCAAGGGTCTGTCCAACGTGTGCCGGTTCGCAGGGCAGTGTGAACGCTTCTATAGCGTCGCGGAGCACAGCATCCTCGTGGCCGACATCCTGCAGCGTGCAGACGCGCCCGCGAGCGTCGTGTTCGGCGGCCTGATGCACGACGCGAGCGAGGCGCTGCTGGGTGACATTACCTCGCCGCTCAAGAGCCTGCTGCCGGGGTACGTCGAGATCGAGGCTGAGGTGCAGCGTTACCTGATGGATCGGCTCGCGCCGGGTGCGGTGTTCAACGAGCACGGCACGCGCACTGCTGACCTGATCGCTCTCGCAATTGAGCAGCGCGACATCATGCACAACACGGACGCGTGGGGCTCGCTGCTCGGAGTCTACGGCTGCGAAGCAATCGACAAGTTCCACATCGACGAGCCGATGATCCCCGAGATCGCGTACGAACAGTTCCTCGCGCGCTACCGCGAGTGCCTCATCAACGCAGGAAAGGAAACAGAACAATGCTGACACTCAACGACCTGCACATCGGACCACACCGTACCGGCGGCACTACGCCGATCTCCTACGCCCTGCTGAGCAATTACGCGCACGACTGCTTCGCGCAGCTGCTCGATCTGGCTGAGCCTGACGAGGACGTGCTCGTCAATGGCGACCTGTTCGATGGCTTCGTAATCTCGAACAACGACCTCGTTCGCGCGTTCAACACAGTGCTCGACGCGTTCCGCCTCGGCAAGATCCGCAAGTTGATCCTCTCGCGCGGCAACCACGACATCTCGAAGAACAGCGAGAAGCTCAGCTCGTTCGACGTGTTCGGCTCGATGCTCACTGCAGCGCTCGGCGTCGAGCGCGTGATCGTCGTCATCGACTATGAGCAGGTGATCACTGACGCAGGCCCGGTGTGGATTCTTCCGCACCTGCCGAATCAGGAGCTGTTCAACCTTGCGCTCGACGACATCGGAAAGAACCCGCGCCCGTACCTTTTCGTGCACGCGAACTTCGACAACGGCTTCGCTGAAGAAGCGGATCACTCGCTGAACATGTCGAAGGTTCAGGCCGAGCGCCTGCACCGCGCCGGCGTGAAGTCGATCATCTTCGGCCACGAGCACCAGCAGCGTCAGGAGGCGAGCGGCGTGTTCGTGGTGGGCAACCAGTTCCCGACGTCGATCTCGGACTGCCTGGGCAACAGCATGAAGCGGGCGCTGCGTGTCGAGCAGCACAGCATGACGACGATCACGACGTGGGAAGACCGCGGCAGCTACATGGAAGTCGACTGGACGAAGCTCAGCACCGTGCCGCCCGAGATCGAGTTCATCCGCGTGAAGGGCGAGGCCACAGCGGAGCAGGCGGCCGACGTGCTCGCCGCGGTGTCGACGCTGCGCAAGTCGCACAACGCGTTCGTCATCACCAACGCGGTGGAAGTCGACGGCCGCTCGATGGACGTGAGCGCGCTGGAGGCGGTCGAGAACGTGCAGCGGTTCGACGTGCTGACCTTCCTGAAGGACAACCTGACGCCCGAGCAGCAAGGGGCTGTAGACGCGATCGTGGCGACGCGCAAGGAGACCGAGGATGTCTAACCCCGGCCACTATGACGAGTACCCGGAGCTGACACGCGAGGCTGAAGAACAGGAGTTCATTCAACGCGTGTGCAGCGCGACCGGTTGGCGTGTGAGTCGTTTTGCGCTGGTCGACAAGGACAACACTTTCCGCGTACGCACTGATGACGTGACTCGCATCGCACGTATCGCCAAGGACAATAAAAATGCTTAACTCAATCCACCTCACCAACTTCCGCCAGCACACCAGCAAGGTGGTCCACTTCCTGCCCGGCAACACCGCACTGCGCGGCGAGAACGAAGCAGGCAAGACGACCATCATCGAGTCGGTGATGTACCTGATGGGCGGCTCCAAGCGCTGTCGTAATAGCGACTTCACGACGTGGGGCGCGAAGGCCAGTTCGACGAAGGTCGAAGGCGTGTTCACGTTCAACGGTATCTCGGTGCGCGCCACGCGCGGCAAGAACGGCGCGGAGATCTACGTGCCGGCCGACGCACCGAAGCCGACCGTCACCGGCCAGAACGAGGTCACCGCGTGGTTCACCGAACAGTTCGGCGCGCCGCTCGATATCGTCGAGAAGATGTCGTTCGCCGGCCAGAAGGAGATCGGCGGCCTGCTCGATGAGGGCAACACCAAGGCGGTCGAGTTCATCGAGAAGATGAGCGGCCTGGACATCGTCGAGTGGATCATCGGGCAGATCGAGGCGAAGGGCGAATGCGGCCCGACAGGCTCGATCGACGACCGCATCGCGTCGACGCGCGAGCAGATCACGGACGCTGAGGCAGTCGACCACGCAGCTGCGATTGCCGACATCAACACGAGCATCGCGCCGCTGGTCGCAAAGCAGGCCGAGTACGTCGAGGCGCTGAACAAGCGCGTGGAGCCGCTCAAGGAGGCCCGCACGCGGTTGCGCGAGCTGGGCCAGTACTTCACCGCCGAAACACAGCTGAGCCGCAACGTCGCTCGTGCAGAGCAGGATCACGCCGAAGCGTTCGAGAAGGTCACCTCGCAGATCACGGCGTTCGGGCAGCTACCCAAGATGTCGGACCTGGAGCCTCAGCTCGTGCAGCTGCGCCGCGCGCTGGAGCAGGAGAAGCGGTGGGCGTCGGTGGTTGCAGCGAAGCGGAAGTTCGACGCGTACGCGGTGCCGGAAACGGAGTGGTCGGAGACCGGCGAGGGGGGGCTGCGCGAGTTCATCAACGAGCAGCGCGCCGCGGTGAAGAAGGCCGACACGCAGCTCACTGGCCTGCGCGCTGACATCGCGCGGATCGACAAGGACATCGCCGTCACCGAAGGCAAGAAGGTGTCGTCGAGCGCCTGCGGGCTGTGCGGCAAGGACGTGAGCGAGTTCCCCGAAGTGAAGGCAAGTAACGGCCGGCTTGAGGATCACGTTGTCGCGCTTCAGAACGACCAGCAGAAGCTGCGCTCGCAGATCCCGGCTATCGAGGCAGCGCGCGCCGAGGCCGAGGAAAACGTCGAGGCAGGCGAAGCGATCCTGCGCACGCCGCGCTTCGAGACCGCACTCCAGTTTCCTGACCTATTCGAGATCGACTCGACGTTCGTACCGTTCCGCATGAAGTGGATCGGCCCGAAGGATACGGAAGGCGCTCAGCACGACAGCGCCCCGGGGATCGCGCGCATTGAGCAGGAGGTACGCAGCATCCAGCGCGCGGAGAGCGACATCGCGGCTGCCCGATCTGCGGCTGAGCAAGCTGCCAAGCGCCTCGACGACGCGCGCTACGATCTGGCGGAGCACCGCAAGACGAAGCGCGACGAGACCGAGGGTCAGCTGAACGAACTGATCGAAAAGCTGGAGCAGCAGAACGCAACGCTGCGCGCGAAGCTGAATGACATCACGGGCAGCCTCGGCGAGCTGCAGGGCCAGCTGAAGTCGCTCACCGAAAACGAAGCGCGTCACAAGCAGATGCTCGCGCGGCTGAAGCAGCTGTTGGCTGAGGACGAAGCGAAGGCTGCGAAGTACCAGTTCAACAACGACCTGATCGCAGCGTTGCGCCGCGCGCGGCCGGTGGTGGGCAACCAGCTCTGGAACATGATCCTCTCCGCGGTCTCTACGTACCTCACACGCATGCGCCGTGAGCCGTCAGAGGTCACGCGTGAGGGCAAGACGTTCCTGATCAATGGTAAGCCCTACACGAGCTACAGCGGCAGCGCCTTGGACCTTCTGGGGCTCGGCATCCGCGTCGGCCTGACCAAGGTCTTCGTGCCCGGTGCCGACATGCTGGTGCTCGACGAGCCGTTCAGTGCGTGCAGCGCGGATCGTACGCAGGCGTGCCTCGCGTTCGCAGCCGGCGCGGGGTTCGGGCAGACGATCGTCATTACGCACGAGAGCGGCACGGAAGAAGTTTTCGACAACATCGTGGAGGTGTGAAGTGACGCCAGAACAGATAGACCAATTGGAGCGGATGTTGGCGCGGCGGAATCACAAGGTGTGCTGGATGGACTCGGTCCACGACACTCCGCGAGCGCTCTACAACGTGCAACGTGGCTACACAGACCCCAAGGACGGCGACGACATCCCGATGGACGTCGCGTGGTTGGGCAACGGCCAATACATCGACCTGAACAACACGGAGCCTCACAACATCGTGACCGTGACCATCAAAAGGGTGTTCGAATGAAGCTCTACTGGACCCTGGTCAGCGCCGCGATGGTCGGCGCGGCCCTCAACGATATCGTAGGTGACCTCGGCCACCTGCTCGGCAAACTGATCGCAATCTACTGGATGACACGCTGATGAAATTCAAACACTACAAAGGCGGCGAATACGATCTGGTCGCGCTCGCCAAGGACGAAGCGACGCAAGAGATCATGGTCGTCTACCGCAGCGACGACGGGCAGACGTGGTCGCGCCCGCTGAGTGTGTTCTTTGCGAACGTGGCCTACTGCGGAGCGACGCTCAAGCGCTTCGTATGCGTGCCGCCCGCGGGCTTCGAGTTCTGCTGCGACTCAGGCTGTGAGCACGTCATGCCATACCCGAAGCTGTTCGAGTTCTCGCGCGAGGAGCACGCCGACGGCCGCGTGGACAGCAAGACCAAGCCGTACTGGGCCTGCCACTTCTGCGGCGAAGACGTGCAGCTGTATGAGAGTGCGACGGGAGACGTGGTCGAGCTTCCGGAGAACGGCGAAGGTGAGCCGATCAGCCACTTCGTGCCGCCTACCCGCGAGCAACTGGCGGAGCTGGTCGAGGGCATGGAAGTCTCGGTCGACGTGAGCACCGGCGACCACGATGCAGAGCACCGCATCTTCGGCAAGATCACCGAAGCGATGGATCACCCCGGCGCGAAGCATGACGTGATCCTGCTCGTGCAGGACGGTATCGAGCGGAACTTCGACGAGCCCGCCGAGGACCGCGTGGATCTTGAAGCGCTGAACCGCGCCGGTATCGTGACGGGGAGGGTTAAGGTAGGTGCTGGTGTCTATTCGATGACCACGCAGCTGGGAGAGCTGGCGCCGGCTGCGCCCTCCGTCGACCTGCCGCCGAGAGTGCTCGATGTTCTGTGGCAGTCGGCAGGCGTGTCGAGCTACCACCCGGACGGCGACCAGGCCGACAAGTTGCGCGCGTACGGCGCAGCGGTCGCCACGGAGGCTCTCGCACGGAGGCCCGTCTAATGTTCGCGATCGCATTTATGGCCGTGCTTGCCGGCCTGATCTACGGCTGCGAGTTCTCCGACTGGGGCAAGGCGCAGAACGCCGCGCAGGAGGCGGAGTACCGCGCCGAGTCGAAGCCTCACATCGTCCGGGAGGTCGACAGCTGCAAGGTGTATGCGTGGCGAGACGACGGCGGTCGGGGCACCACGCACTACTTCACCCGGTGCCCCAACTCTGTCGTCACTACTGAGCGCAACTACACGGAGCAGTGCGGCAAAAACTGCACGCGGCACAAAACAGAAACCATCGTCACGGAGACCCGATGAGCGACAACCACGAATGGGCGAAAGCCCTTAAACCCGGCGATCAGGCTGCCATACTCATCGGCAACCGGTACGAAACGCCCTACGAGATCGTCACGTTCAGCCGCGAGACCGCAACGCTGCTAGTCTTCAACGAAGGCACCATTCGCGAGCGCCGCGCGCGCAAAGACGACCTCATACTGCAGAAGTCGTACAGGAAGGTCGAGCCGGTGACCGAGCACGTTCGCGAGCGCAACGCGAGGTACAGGGCGGTGAGAGATCTGGAGGGGTTGAGGGCCGAGGAGTTGAGCACGTTCTCTGCGGAGCATCTCAGCAACCTGTACACCGCGCTGCTCGCCGCGCGCGCCGAAGTCAAAGGGAGGTCCGCATAATGGCCCGCTTCCTTGTGGCATGTGAGTATTCCGGCGTCGTGCGCGACGCCCTCATCGAGCGAGGCCACGACGTCATCTCATGCGACTTCGAGCCCGGCGAGGGCAAACACCTCGACCGCCACTACCGCGGCGACGTGCGCGACCTGCTGGCGCAGCGTGGCCGCTTCGACGCGATGATCGCCCACCCGAGCTGCACGTACCTGTGCAACAGCGGCGTGCGGTGGCTGCACGACCCGAAGCGGCCCGAGCGCTGGGACCAGCTGCGCGAGGGCGCCGAGTTCTTCAAGATGCTGCTCAACGCGGACATCGAGCACATCGCTCTGGAGAACCCGGTGATGCACAAATACGCAAAGGAAATCATCGGCGCCGACTTCACGTTCTCGCTGCAGCCTTGGCAGCACGGCCACGGCGAGGTGAAGCGCACGTGCTTCTGGCTCAAGAACCTGCCGCCGCTCACGCCGACCGACATCGTCGACGGACGTACCCCCAAGGTGCACTTTGCATCGCCGGGCAAGGATCGCTGGAAGATCCGCAGCCGTACCTACGACGGGGTGGGGATTGCGATGGCGGATCAGTGGGGCACCTACGTTGAACAACAGACGCTGCTGAAGGCAGCCTAAGAAACCGTTAAGAAAGGACCGATACCATGTGGGAAACCCAATACCTGAACCTGCTGCGCGACCTGCTTCTACGCGGCGACGAGATCAAGAATGATCGTACCGGCGTGGGCACATACAGTGATTTTGGCCGCCAGATCGTTGTCGACCTGCAACAGGAGTTCCCCCTGATGACGACCAAGAAAGTCGCCTGGAAGGCAGTCGTAGGCGAACTGTTCTGGATGCTCAGCGGGTCAACCAGCGCCAAGGAGCTGCGCGAGAAGTACGGCACGACCATTTGGGACGAGTGGCAGGACGAGGCCGGCGAGCTGGGACCGGTGTACGGCGCGCAGTGGCGCGGCTGGCCGGGCGAGGAGGGCAGCAGCGTCGACCAGATCGCTGAGTTGCTCGCCAACCTTAAGGAGCGGCCGTACAGCCGCCGCCACGTGATCAGCGCCTGGAACGTCACGGACCTCCCTGACGAGCGAATCTCCCCTCAAGCGAATGTTGACCAAGGGAAAATGGCCCTCGCACCTTGCCATTGCCTGTTCCAATTCCGCGTGAGGCCGTCAGGTTTGTTAGACTTGCAGCTTTATCAACGCAGCTGCGACATTTTCTTAGGCGTTCCTTTTAATCTTGCATCTTACGCACTTCTTTGTCACATCGTCGCTCATCTGGTCGGCCTCAAGCCTGGCCGGTTTATTTGGACCGCCGGCGACGTCCACCTCTACTCGAACCACCGCGAGCAAGCCGTCGAGCAGCTGCGCCGGGAGCCGTCCCCGTTCACGGGTTGCCACTACTTCGGAGATGGCCCAGTCGTCGAGATCGAGCGCGGTATCGGTCACACACCCCGAAAGTTTGACAGTCTTGAAGAATTGCTAGAGTTCGGCCCTGGCGCCGTGAGGTTGTCTAAATACAATCCTCAGAGTATTATCCGCGCCCAAGTGGCGATCTAAGGAACGACCAAATGATTTCAGACTTGGAAATAACTTCGCTAGTGACTTTGAGGGACCGCCTCCTAGTCTCAGAGGACTCCGACAGAGTCCGGGAGGGTAGAGCCTTGCAAGCCCTCATCGAAGCTCATGACGAGCTTAAGAAACCTCATCTTCAAGCCTTGGTTAAGCCTAGACTACTTGGTAACGCTGAGTTGAAAGCTATCTCTGATAATCTCAGCGCCGCGGTCGAGTCAGCCAATGCTGACGAACTCCCCGATCAGACTCACAAGGAAGCTCTAAAGGCTGCGGCTCAGGCGGCCAGCTCGGCGCTGCTCCAGATTGTCGAGCCAGAAACGCAGTAAGCAGGGTCAGATGTTTTGTGCTCTAGGGCACAGACGAAAAAGACCGGCGACCAGATGATGGTCGCCGGTCTTTTGCAGGTAGGGTGGACGGTTGCGCGGACTGTTAGTGCGCAACCGCTAAGCTGGGGGTTGCGCCGATGTGGGTGGGACTGCGTCGGCGCTTTTTTTCGTCCCTACACCAGGCAGTACCCCGTTGCAGATTTTGCGGTCCTCGGCGACGACAGCTTGAAGGGCTGAGATCTGGGCAATGTAGAGGTCTGCGGCCCCGAACTGGGCGGTGTTGAATTCAGAAAGTTTTGCCAGTCGCTCTGAAAATGCGGCGTCACTGGCTCCATCAAGCCCTTGGGTGCCGGCTGTAGAGCTGGACACGAGAGCTGCTGTGCTACTGGAACCGGTGAGGAACCGGCGCAGCTGCAGAGAAAGATGCTGATTGTCAGCAAGCAAAGCGTCACGGCGCTGAGTGATTTCATTGATATTCCCCTTCTGGTCTTGAACTATCTTCGCGAGCGCAGCGCTCTGCTGCCGCTCCTGATCCAGCAATGCACCCTTGTTGTCCGCGACCTGCTCCTCGGCCTTGGATGCCTGCTGCGACTTATACGCCTCGAACACGAGGCTTTCGTTGTGACTTCCCCACTGGTAAGACCCAAAACACAGCCCGAGCACGATTGCCAGCTCGGCGAGGATTACGTACGGATTCAGCTTCGGCATGTCGTTACCCCAGGTGGTCCGTCTTCTGTTTCTGCCCAACACCGATCGCAGCCGTGCAAAGCCCGACGAGGATCGCGCACATCGCCGCGCCGAACTCGGTCATGGCGAAGCGATGCTCGGGCGATGCGATCACGCTGTAGATCGCGAGCCCGAGGAAGGTCGGAAAGCCCGACGCGCCCACGAGCATCACGATCACGCGGATGACGTCATAGCTCTGGCCGTCGTTCTCGGTGATGCAGTCCTTCACCAGCTTCTTGAGCGTCGCCCACATGGTCAGCTCCGCGCGATGCCGAGCTGCTTGCCCAGCGTGTTGATGCGGTTGATCCAGCCCGACAGGAACTTCTTCTGGCTCGGGTCGCGCGCGCAGATGTCGTAGTAGAAGCGCTCGCGCGCGTCGAGATACTGGTCGGCCAGCGTGAGCGGCTGGTAGCTCGCAATGCGGCCGAGCGTCTTCGGGCCGATCACGCCGTCGACGGCCTTGTCCGTGAACCCGAGCGTGCGCTGCAGCGTCATCCGAGCCTGCTTGGCTCCGCTGTTCACCGCCATATCGAACGCGATGGCGTCGACGGGCTCCGGAAGCGCGTAGCACTGCGCAGCGCCCCAGTAGTCTTCCCAGTACAGCTGCTGGATCTCGATGAGCGAGATCGTCGTCACAGGCTGCTGCGGGAGGTGCTGGCTCGTGCGCCATGCGTCGTAGGTGGCCTGCGTCACACCGGCGTTGGTGAGGCCGCCGCGGTCAGCCGGGTCGTTGGAGACGCCGCCCTCGATACCGAGGACGGACTTGAGGCAGGTGAGAAAGCGTGGGGTCATTGTGCGGGCCTTGGGTTGAGGATGTAGTCAATGCGCTTGTTCAGCGCGTCCAATCCCGCCCGCGTCTCTTTCTGGTTTTCCTGCATCATCGTGCCCATCGCAGTGAGCGTCTTGTCCAGAGAGTTCATGACCTGCAGCAGCGCTGGCTGCGTGACAAATACCTTCGCCGCTTCAAGCTCGAACGCGGACTGCTTGCGCTCGACTTCGGCGATTGCTTCGGCGGTTTGACGTTGCATTTCGGCCATAGACTTTTCGTGCAAGAGCTTGAAGTCGGAGAGCGCCGTGTCCTGCTCAGCGTTCGCGTCTTCCAGCGCCTTGATGCGGTCTTGGTGCACCTTCCACAGATAGCCGAATACGCCCGTGAAGACGGGCACAGCAACTCCGAAGACGGCGACAATGGTCGGGGCATCCATTTAATTGTCGGTCCTGTACATGTAGGCAGCCGGGTGGGACGGCTGCCCGCATTGTACATAGGAATCCGAACTAACTGCGGTTTTCCTGGTCAGGCAGCGTGCGCCTGAAACGCACTACAGATACCTCTGCATGCTACGACGGCTGCTCGGGCACGTTGCCTGCCGCGAGCCACGGCAGATAGATGTCAGTTTCTATCCAGTTCCCGACGTTTAGCGGAACAAGCCACTCTTGCCCGTCTTCGGCGTAGTACAGGATGTAGTTGGGGTCGATTTCAGAAGACCCTGAAAATGCGTCATACCGATACTGGAAACGGATTGTCATGTGCCACTCCTTGATTAGACTCTGCAGTCGGCTACACAGCCGACTGCAACGTTGTAATTCGATGTATAGGACATTGTGAACCACATGCCGTTGACTACGGCCCCGCCGAGAGTGATCGTGCCTGCGTTAGTGGTTAGCGCTACTGCGGGTACGGCCCGCATTCGCGCAATAAATGCAAGCTGGTTATAAACGCCGCCTGTGATCGTATATACCTGGTCAACCCGCTGATAGTACCGATCGACGCGTGCCCGCTCTGCCTGAACGCCGCGATGTTCGAACGTCGTCGGCGCACCGCCGAGACCGTTAATATCGCTGCTCGCTAACGGGCTGCACAGCTCAACCTGGAATTCCGCCATCGCGACTGAGTATGTCAAGCCAGGGGGGAACAAAAGGCCGATACCGAGCACGTCGTTGCCGCTAGTGCCTATTGTCTTCCCAGCTGTTGACGGAACGTCGAGTCGGACAGAGAACTTCTTCCACGTTGTTCCGACAACCCACGATACCGCCTTATCGAAGCTGACAGAGGCCGAAGGGCTACCGCCAGTACCGAAACCCTGACCCAAAATTACTGACGGAATTGTGATGCTGCCCGATGCAACTTTCAGTTTTACCTGAAAGGTGACAGACTTGCCGGCGTACTTTGCGACGCTCTCGATGTTCTGATAGATGAGTGGAGTCGTTCGAGCCGCGACTGTGCCCGTCGACGCGGTGGTGATGTTGATGTTGATGCTGTTGGTGGTCTCCGAGCCTTCGAAGGACGCCAGCGCGCCAGTAACCCGCTCGTCTATCAAGTTGACGGTGCCAGCGCCACCAGTGCCGCACGAGACGCGCCACATCGCGGGACCAACAAAACCGGCAACAGCCGACAGGGCGACGCCCGTTGCCGCGACCCCGTCAGTCCACGTCGCGCAAGCCCCGTCTATGAAGCCATTACGGTTGCCTGTGGGGACAGTCGCAGACTGCATGTTGCTGTAGATGTCGCTGGCTTCCGTCGAATACAGCGTCGGCACCGCGCTCTGTTCGAGCTTGATCCTCGCGAACGCTACGCCGCCCTGAGACACTGTCGGGCTCGTGTCGAGCGACTTGTGAACCTTGACGTACGTCGTCCCGGCCGGCGTGGCCCCCGACATGGAGTAGTAGGCCCACGGCTGGCCGTTAGCGGGGATAGGGACAGTGCCCACGGACCCGAGCGACGCGTTGCTGGAGTTGAATGCCTCCATACGCACGAAAGCTCGCCCGGCAGTAACGCCCCCCGTGTAGATCATGTAGGACAGCGAGAGGGTGACACCCGCGCCGATGGGAATGTTCTGCGAGATATCCTCAGCAGTGGTCCCGGAGATCGCTGCTCCGTTAGTCCACCACGAGCCGTGCCCGTCAGAGCCAACCGTGAAGTTACTAGTCGCCCAACCAATCTGCCCGAGTTCTCCAGTGCTGTTCGGAAGCAAGTTCGGGTTGTTGACTCCCGAGATCGTTCCGAGCGCCTGCACAGCCTGGAAGATGGGTGACAGGTTCACGGGCGGGTTGGGAGAAAAACACAGGTCGTTCGCTTCCTGCGAGTAGGTCGATTGTGCGGTCCCGAGCGCAACCTTGATATTCTGGAACGTGACAGCGTTGACCGGGCCGACCGGGGAACTGGTAGCGCCCATGCGGATACGAAACTGCGTCGTGCCTGCGGTGCCTGAACCGCTGGCCGTGCGGAATGTCGGCCCTGTTCCGAAGTTCACGCTCGACGGCGAGACGACATTCAGCAAGGTGCCCGATACATCGTGAAACTCGATGCCGATTGTCGCAGCGCCTGCCGTGAGCCCTGCCGCGCTGAGAATGCCTTGGATATTGAGGACCACGCCCGCCGCGACCGGCATGTAGTTCGAGTACGAGTACAACGGCGAGCCAGTCAGCGGCGTGAGGGAGTTGGTGAAGTACGGGCCACCAGTCGCTGCGCTGCCGGGTACGCCGTGGTAGACCTGCGTCGGCCAGTTCAGGTCGCCGAGTTCGCCTGTACTATTCACCAGCAGGTTCTGCAGGCCAGAGCCCAGCGCAGCTGCGCTCGACGCCGCCTGCGCGGCTGAGGTGGCCGCGTTCGTCTCACTGGTGCCAGCTGCGTTTTTCGACGCGAGTGCGGCGGCTGCGCTGGTAGCTGCATTCGTCTCACTGGTGCCAGCTGCGTTTTTCGACGCGAGTGCGGCAGCTGCGCTCGTGGCCGCGTTCGTCTCACTGGTGCCAGCTGCGTTTTTCGACGCGAGTGCGGCGGCTGCGCTGGTAGCTGCATTCGTCTCACTGGTGCCAGCTGCGTTTTTCGACGCGAGTGCGGCAGC